TTTAAGAAAGTACTGTACTATACAGCACCCTCAGAAAGGAAAAATTAAATTTGATTTATATGATTTTCAAGAAAAAACTATAAATAGTTTAAATGAACACAGATATAATATAATATTAAAATCAAGACAGCTTGGAATTTCTACCTTATGTGCAGGATATTCATTATGGATGATGTTGTTTCATCAAGATAAGAATATACTGGTCATTGCAAAAGATAAAGATACAGGAAAAAATTTAGTAACAAAAGTTAGAGTTATGTATGCTGGACTACCGAGTTGGTTAAAAACTCAAGTTGAGGAAGATAACAAGCTATCTTTAAGACTTATGAACGGGTCACAAATAAAAGCGGTTGCTGCTACAGCAGAAGCTGGACGTTCAGAAGCACTATCATTACTTGTATTAGATGAAGCTGCTTTTATTGATAAGATTGAACCAATATGGACAGCATCTCAGCAAACACTAGCAACTGGGGGTAACTGCATCGTGCTATCTACCCCAAACGGGGTTGGTAATTGGTTTCATAGAATGTGGATTGATGCTATAGATGGAAACAGTGATTTTAATTTTATTGAACTGCCATGGCATTTACACCCAGATAGGGATCAGGATTGGAGGGATGAGCAAGATATTAAACTAGGTCCGACGAAAGCTGCTCAAGAATGTGATGCTGACTTTCTCTCATCCGGTGTTTCAGTTGTTGATCCTAAAATATTACAATGGTATAAAGAAACTCAGGTTGAAGACCCAATTGAGAAGGGAGGGTTTGATAGAAATTTATGGATCTGGAGATATCCAGACTATTCAAAAGATTATATTGTTGTAGCTGATGTAGCTCGAGGAGATGGCACTGATTTTTCAGCTGCGCAAGTATTTGAAATTGATGATTTATATCAAGTAGCAGAATATAAGGGACAGCTATCTACAACAGATTATGGTAACTTTTTAATAGAATTATGTACAAAATATAACGATGCTTTACTAGTAGTTGAAAATAATAATGTTGGGTGGGCAACTATACAAACTATTATAGATAGAGAATATAAAAATTTATTTTACCAGTCAAAAGATTTAAAATATATTGATGTGGAGCATCAAATACAAACTAATAAGTATAAAGCAGAAGATAGAAATTTAATTCCAGGGTTTGCAACAACGTTAAAAACAAAACCTTTAATTGTTGCAAAAATGGAAGAATATACTAGAGAAAAGCTTGTCAAGTTAAAATCAAAAAGATTAATTGAAGAGTTATTTGTTTTTATATTTAATAATACAAAAACAGAAGCAATGCAGGGATATAATGATGATTTAGTTATGTCATATGCTATAGCATTGTGGGTTAGAGATACAGCGTTGCGACTAAATCAACAGCGAAACAGTATGCAAAGAGCTCTTTTAGACTCAACGCTAAATAGTAATAAAGGTTATGATGATGGGTTTTCAAAAGCAAAGATCAAGCCAAAGGACAACCCATGGGAGTTGGAAATAAATGGTGAGAAAGAAAATTTATCATGGCTTTTATAAAGAAATAAAAGAGGTAAAAAATGGCAGATAATATATTTGGAAAACTAGGTCAACTATTTAGAAGTAATATAGTAATTAGGAAAACGCCTGATAATCGATTAGTTCTTAAAGATTTAGACATGTCGCAAACTAGTTTGTTGTCTAATTTTATAGATAGGTATACAAAAATACAAGGATCATATGGTTGGGGTAGCAGTTATGCTGCTAAACAAAATGCTAAGAATGCATATGAGATTGCAAGGCAAGAGCTGTTCAGAGATTATGAATTAATGGATACTGATCCAATAATTTCGTCTGCTCTTGACGTTTATTCAGATGAATCAACAGTGGATAATATTGAAAATGAGATTTTGAAAATAACAACAGATAATGTTAAGGTTTATAAAATTTTACACAATCTTTTTTATGATGTAATAAATATTGAATTCAATTTATGGTCTTGGCTTCGAAATATAACAAAATATGGTGATTTCTTTTTATTATTAGATATAGTAGATAAATACGGAATCGTTAATGTTCGCCCTCTATCACCATACGAAGTTACCAGAATGGAAGACCATGATTTAGAAAATCCAAAATTAGTAGAATTTGAAGTTATTGGAGGAATGGCTAGTAGGGGGCCAGGGGCCCCAGCACCTGGAGCATCGAAAACATTTCAAAATTATGAAATTGCTCATTTTAGGCTTTTGTCAGATTCTAATTTTTTACCTTATGGTAAATCAATGTTAGAAGGTGCTCGAAAAGTATGGAAGCAGCTAGTGTTAATGGAAGATGCTATGTTAATCCACCGAATTATGAGAGCACCAGAAAAGAGAGTTTTTAAGATTGATATTGGAAATATACCGCCGAATGAAGTTGACAATTTTATGCAAAAAATTATTAATAAAATGAAAAAAATACCGGTTATAGATCAATCCACTGGAGAATACAACTTAAGATATAATATTGAATCAGTAACAGAAGATTACTTTTTACCTGTTCGTGGTGGGGACTCTGGAACAGAGATTGAAACACTACCTGGGCTATCAAATAATGATGCTATAGAGGATATTGAATACTTGCGAAACAAGCTTATGGCTGCTTTAAAAATTCCAAAAGCGTTTCTAGGATATGAAGAAGGTATTGGGAGTAAAGCTACTCTTGCAGCTGAAGACGTGCGTTTTGCTAGAACTATTGAGAGATTACAAAAAATATTATGTGCTGAGCTTGAAAAGATTGCTGTCATACATCTCTATACTCAAGGGTTTGAAGATGCTGAATTGTTAAATTTTGATCTTGAATTAACAAACCCATCAATGATTCATGAACAGGAAAAGTTAGAACTACTTACACAACAAGTTGATATAGCAAGCTCTGCAATGGAAAATAAGTTATTTTCAAGAGAATGGATATATGATAATATTTTCGAATATGATAATCATCAAAAGAAAACTCTTTTTCAAGGAGTTATCGAAGATCAAAAACAAGCTTTTAGAATGGAGCAGATTTCAATGGAAGGCAACGATCCTGCCCAAACTGGGGAAAAGGCAGATGATGAAGAAGCTATGGCTAGAAAAGGTGATTGGGGTGGAAGTGAAAAAGGACCTAGGTTGCCGGAAATTGACTATGGTAATAGCTCCGCTGGAGATATTAAAAAAGCTTCTCAATATAAGAGAGAGCGGTACGGAAAAAGAGAATTTAAGGGGGGAAGTCCACTTTATCCAGGAAAGGGAGCTACAATAGTAAAGAAAGAAGGATTGTTAAATCAGTTGAAGGTTGCCTTTGGGGGCTCAGCAGAAAATACCAGTCTTTTAAGTGAAGAAGTATTATTAAAAGATGAAATAAATAAAAAGGACGACAACAATAATGATAAATAAGAGAAATATAGTTCATAATAAAACTTTTAATATTATATTTATATATGTCGAACTTTACGTGGAGCATATGTATGAAAAAAAATAAGAAGAGTGTAAAGCACAACAAACTTCGTAACTCTGGGCTACTTTTTGAGTTTTTGTTAAGGCAGATTACATCAGATATACTTAACAAAGATTCTGAAAACAGAGCTCTTAAGATTATTAAGAAGAGATTCAATGAGCACACAGAGTTAGGTAAAGAATTATCTTTATATAATGTTATAATTAATCAAAAATTTAATTCAGACAAAAAAGCTGATTTTTTTATTACTGAAACTATTAAGAGTAGGAAGAGATTAAATGAAAAGGTGTTAAGGAGAGAACGATATAATCTTATTAAGGAAATTTCTCAATATTTTAATTTGAATGAACTCTTATCTTCTAAAGTATCTAATTACAAGGTGTATGCATCTGCTTATAAAATATTTAATTATTATGATAATTTATCCCCAGAAGAAAAAACTATTGCTCATTTTAACTTGATAGAAAATATTACTACTTTCAAACACCATAAACGTCAGTTAACAGAAATTAATGCACATGATAAAGATTTACGAATTTTAGCATACCGTGTTTTGCTAGAAAAGTTTAATCAAAAATATGATCATTTAGATATAAGTCAAAAAAATCTTTTAAGAGAATATATTAATAGTGTTTCTAATACTGCTTCATTAAAAGACTATGTTAGTCAAGAGATTGCACAAGTAAAGAGAGATCTTAAACAATATAGTAAAAAAGTAGACGATAAAGTCACTATCATTAAATTAAATGAAGTTACTAATTCAATTAATAAGTTTTGTGAGATATCAAAATCTGTTCGAGTGCCTGATAAAGCCATTACTCAATTAATGAGATATTATCAGTTAGTAAGGGAATTAAAAAAAGCATGACAGAGTCTTTATTAAGAAATCTAATTTATCAGATGTATTATGAAGAAATTGATAAGGATAAGGATGGTGAAGAGGAGATAGATGAAATTACCACGACAGGTGATGCCGCGGGGTATGAAACACCATATGCTTTCAAAGATACTGGAAATTCTGGTGAACACAAGAAGAAGAAAAAAAGAATTAAAGAAGAATTATCACAAGGGGATTTACACGCTGTTAAAAATATCATACGTAGTGAAGTAGCTGCAATTTTACGTGATATATGGATAAAACGAGCATCGTGGGTTAAATAATAGGAGAACAAAATGTACCGACAAGATCCAAATGATTCAACAAAACTAAGCCCAGTGGGAAGACCAAAAGATTTTTTTGCGCAGGTAAAAGCCCCAGCTCAAAACGTGGTTACCACCAGCCCGGCTCAGGTGCTAATAAACAACACAGGCTCTTATTATTTTATGTATGGGACCGGTTCTTTAGGAACAACACATTCTAATAAAGCTGATTATGATTTAGGATGTGTTATAAATGCAGGCAGTGCTGGACTCCCAGTGAAGTTGGATATAAGTCCAATGGCTTGGAGTGGTAGTGCTGGTGGACATAAAACTGGCGATATAAGCTTTGTATACAGGGGAGGCTAACTTATGCAAAAACAACTTTTAGTGGATTATATACCATTCGATGTGTCTCCACAACAAATTAACGAGTCTATTAAACAAAATAATGGAAGACTGATTGTTTCCGGCGTTCTTCAAAGAGCTGATGCTAAGAATCAAAATGGTCGTGTTTATCCTAGAGAAGTATTAATGCGAGAAGCAGATGAATATTCTAATGTTCAAATTAAAGAACGGAGAGCCTTAGGAGAATTAGATCACCCTGATAGCTCAGTAGTAAATCTACAAAATGCTTCTCATAATATTATGGAAATGCATTGGAAAGGAAATGATTTACTTGGGACAGTAGAAGTTTTGGGCACACCAAGTGGAAATATTTTAACAGAGTTATTTAAAGCTGGTATTAAGCTTGGAATTAGCTCACGAGGATTGGGGTCAGTTAAAGAGATAAATGAGGAATCCGATGAAGAGCTTGATACCGTAGAAGTACAGCCAGATTTTGAATTAATAGCATTTGATTTTGTTTCAAACCCATCTACTCAAGGAGCTTTTATGGCCCCAATGAACGAGGGAGTAGATAAATCAGATAGAACTTGCGGCAAGTGGTGTAAAGTTGAATCTATAATTAATGATATAGTACAAGGGGTGTAAAAATGAAATTGACTAAAAGAATATTAAGACAGCTTATTTTACAAGAAATGAGGATATTTGAGCAACAGAAATATTATGCGCGCGCTGAAAAAGGAGCAAAGGTCAGTGTATTTACTGATAAAGATAACTGGGAAGATGCAGTTAAAAATCAGGGATATGATTCTGTAGATTCTGCAGAAGCAGAAAAAGAATTAGGTCAACAGAAGGGCGAAAAGCCTGATGCAGCTCCAGAGAAAAAACCACAAAGTCCACCTGAACAGAAGCCACAACCAAAAACTGTGGATATAGCAGCGGATCCCTTTGCGGATAAGGATGGAGAAGAACCAAGTGATTCACCTGAAGCCCGTTTAGCAAAAATAGACAGCGAAATAGCAGACATAGAGAAGCAACGCAGGATTTTAAAACAATATATGACCTCATCAGGTGGCGGTGGAGTCAGTCGCAGTCGTAGAGATCAATTGGAAAAGGAAGATAAGAAACTAGTAGCTAAGTGGAGAGAATTACAACAGGCGAGGATGGATCTAGATGGACCAGTGTATGGTGATGACGCGACAGAAGAACCAAGTGGTGAACTTCCTGACTGGCACACTAAACGCACTGGAGACTATGAAGAATGGAACCACGTAGGTGGCATTAAACCAAAAAGTCAAGTAATGAGCAGAGATGAGATGGAAGCTTCAGGAATCCCTATGCGGGAATTAGAGTCTAATTATGATTCGATACCCAAGGACGCCGGGGACGCAGTTGTAGACTCATACGACGGGTTTAATCAAAAAACAGGTCAACCGGTTCAGATGGTAGTAATTAGGTACGGGGACGGTACTACATATTATATGGAAACTGAACTGCATCATCACGGTGACGCTGCCAAGTGGCCTGATGGAGAAGAGTTTTATGATAACCGGATGAAAAAAGTAAATCAGAGGTCCACGAAACCGGATGATTATCAGTCGCGAGGGATGGCTCCAAAGGAATCAGCTGTACAGAAGTCAGCAGCAATACATGGTGTTTTTGGTGTTGAGCCACTACACGGACACGATTACACCAAGCCACCGAAGAGAAAGAAAGAATCAGTGACATCTCAACTTAAAAGAGAATTCAAAGAGTATGATAAATTAAATCGAAATCTTAGGAAATTATAGAAAAGTGAACACACTGCCTTATAAAAAAATTATGGATGAAATGTATGGTATCTCTGAAGCGAGTAAGTTCTATGCTAGGGATCCTAATGGAAAAAAGATCTCCGTGTTTACAGATAAGGAAAACTGGAAAGATGCAGTTAAAACCCAGGGATATGATGCTGTAGACCGTGAGGAAGCAGAAGCAGAACTTGCTGGTAAAGCAAAAGCTCCTGAAAAGCCTCAAGCTAAATCCAAGGGAACAAAAATCGCAGCGGATCCGTTCGCGAAGGATACACCTAAAAAGCCAGCCCCAGATAGTAAGGGTGATAGAGGAAAACCTAGAGTACATGTAAATCCATTCGATGATAGATATGGTGAACCAGAAGATGACGATTTATCACCATCACAAAAGGCACATACAGCGGCAGCTGACGCTGAATTAGATAGAATTGATAGAGAGAAACTGGCAAAAGGAGAACCCTTGGATGGAACACCACTATTTCCTGATGACGAAGAACCAGGTGGTGAAGTTGATGATGCAATATACGGAGCACTTGAAGGTATAGCAGATGCAGCCGAACGTGGTATAGGATTTGATCATCCAGACGTTAAACGCATGGTAACGGATGATTTAGAAGCCGTCAAAGCTGCTGGTGGCACTCCGGAAGATTTAGCCGATAAGTTCAAGGATGACGGGTACACCACAGAAGAGGATCTCGATATTCTCAGACAAGGTGTACAGGATGTCTTTGGTGAAGAGCTACCCCTGGATTCAGATGAGCTTGATATACCTGATGATCGCGCTGACGCGTTAGACAGAGACGATGATGACCCATCAAATTCAGCTTCGATAGATAAAATTCTAAGTACCGTTTGGGGAGAAGATGGCTTTGAAGGAACGGATGATGAAATAGAACAAGCTGTACAGCTTTTACGAGATAAGGGAATAGATGATAAAAAGATTAGAAATTGGTTAGAAATGGAAATGGATGCTTCGGAAGAGGATTTAGAATATTGGATGGAATCAGTCAAGCCGTGGAAGAACCAATACAACAGACTATTTGAGTCAGTCGGGACCATCTAATAATGAAAACACTACCTTATAAAAAAATTATGGATGAAATGTATGGTATTAAAAAGTCTTCTATACCAACAAAAGTTGATAAATTTTCAAAAATGACATTGGTAAATAAACTACAACGTTCATTGAAAAATTCACCTGTTAGACAGTTAGTTGATGAAATTTTAGGAGAAAAAAATGATTAAATTAAGAAATCTCATATCTGAGGATGAGTCCACTGCAGATAAAGATATGAAAGCTGCTAAGAAATTAGAATACGAGTTAGGGAAGACATATTCTGTGATTAATGATAATTTAAAACTTATTGATAAAAATTTATCTAGCTTTAATGCACCAGGACTTAAAGCTGCATTTCTTGATGGGATCAAAGCTGGTGTTAGAGGACAAAAATATGATGTGAGAGCATCACAGAAGAAGTTTGGGAATTATTTTAAAAGATGAAAATAACTAAATCAAAACTCGAAGAGATCATCCGGGAAGAACTTCTAAAAGAACAAGGGATGGATATACAATCAGTATTTTACGAGCTGGGTGATAAGATAGGAAATTTAGATTGGCTTACAAGAAGGCACGCTGGGTTCACCAGTGATACAAAATTAAGAGCTTTTGTTCATAAATTATTTAAGATGCATACTGCATTAAAGAAACATCTTGATAAAACATACGAGGATTGGGACTAATGAAAATAACTAAAGAAAGATTAAAAGGTATCATAAGAGAGGAAATTCAAAAAGTTAACGAAGCAGTTGTAGAAGGATGGGGGTCAAAAAAGGTCACCCTTAAGATACCATCATTTACAGTTAAAGCTAAACTTAATGCATATGAGAGAGAGGGAACTGGTTTAATTTCTCAACCTATTTCAGTAGAGATAGATTCTTTTGATAATAATTTTGAAGAACAGCTTAATAAGATTGTGCCAAAAGCTGTAGCGGATGCCACTAATAAAGCTTATAGAAAAGAAAAAGTGACAGAAAAAGGCGTTTATATTGGCGGCTCAATGGTAGGGGTTCCAAAAGTTTTTAGCTTTAATAAGAAGAATTAAGATGATTAAATTAAAAGATTTATTAAAAGAGAGCGCCCCCGGGTTTAAAGACAGAAAATTTGGAGATCCATTACCTACATTAAAGAGTGTAATGGAAAAACACCAAAGGAAAACTGCAAAACAAGAACAAATTAATGAAGCTATGGATTTATCTACTCCAATAAAGGATGTAAGAAAACATTTAGATAA